AACGCCTCCGAGTTCTTTACTTAAAGCCGAAAGCGCAGGATTAATTTTGGCTACATCTACGCCAACCGTTGCAAGACGGCGGATATTTGTATCTAGTTCTTTTACGTCTTGGATAACCTTGCTGATAGCAAACCCAGCCCCAAACGCAGCAAGGGCTGAAGACAACCCTTCAAACGCCCGCTCGGTAATTTTTGCCTGCGATTCAACTTGCCGAAGCTTGCTAACTGCGTCGCGGCTGTCGACGTTAATAGCAACGTTGGCGACAACCGACACGACTTACCTACGGCGTTGCTTCATTCTACGATCCTGCTCTTCATTTTGAAGCTCAAAATAGCTAGACCAAAGCAGCAGCTCTTCAAGTGTTACCTCACGGTTGAGCCGGGCTAGCGTGTAACCCAGCTCTTTTGCAACCCCAAGTTGCAGCAGCAGCAGGTTGTCTTTACTTAGCTCCTTTTTCAGTGCTTTTCATATCGGTTTCAGCTTCCTCTGGGTTGGTGATGATGGCGAGCATCATGGCTTGCAGGTCACTGTCAAGCACATCGTTTTTCAACTCAGCAATTTCACCAGCCTGAAACAACCGCTGGCCGGCATCGTCGGCCGCTTTGGTTACCAGCAGGTTCAACGCAAAGCCATTGGGATCATCGCCACCGGGCATCTTTTGTGCACGCTCGCGTTCTGCCATGGTCAGCGCCGTAGCGTAAAACTCAAACGTAGATCCATCGTTGAGTGTTACAACGCGCTTAATTGGCTGAAGATTGGCTGCTTTTTTCAGCCGCGCCAGTGCAGATGATGCCATGCAATAAATGTGGGTGGCCCCAGCATAAGCCGGGGCCGTTCAACTATCAAGCAGAAGTGCTGAAGTCAAAAGTAGGTGCACCGGCCGGGCGGAAAGTGATCTCCACTTGCTGAGCATCATCAGGATTGATGTTCAGGCTGGCGGTCAGCAGCACGGCATCCATGGCAATGCTGCGGCTAAGCGCCTCGGTGCCTTGCTTGTCGGTGTACAGCTTGAAGCCGCAGCCAACCTGCTGACGTTGCAGCACGTCTTCCACCATGCGATTGGACAGCGCAGCGTCCTCGTTGGTGACGTAGATCGTTGCGGTGCCGTTGCCGTCGGCGAAGCCAGGAATGTAAGCGCGGAAGGGCGCATACTGCCCAGCAGCTTGGCCGATGGTGGTCACGTCGATCTCAGCGCGGCTGATCTCAAACGACCATGACTGCACTTGGCCAACGGCGGCATAGTCGGCGTAGTACACCTCGAACTCGTTGGGGGCAGCTGCAGTGCCGTCGTCGGTGATGGCAAGGATGGTACCGCCAGCAGCGGTGGATACGGTCAGCGCGCCAGTGGCTGCGGTGTAGCTCAGCACGTAGTAGGTGGTAGCCGCCGAGATGGGGGCAGGCAGTGTGCCGGTACCGGCTTCGCCAGTTTGGCTGTTGATGACGCGGAACTTGACCGGATCGCCAGCTTTGAAGTTCAAGTACGGCTGAACGGTAATGACATCAGTGCTGGCGTTGACGCCAGTTTCCGGGAAGTTGCCGTTAGTGCCGGCGGGTTTGTAGTAAAGGGCGCCGGACGTACCGGACAAAACAGTGACAGCCATGTTGTGAACGGTAGTGGCTACCGTTAGTCTAGATACGCTTCAAACGTGGCAGTTAGCTGTGTTTGAAAGTAAGGCTCAGGCGCTGCTGGCGTTACTTGCGCTGGCCCTGAAGCTGCGTCAAAGATAATGCTTGAAAACTTGGCGCGATCAAACAAATCCTTTAGCCGCTCTGCAATCGTGAAATTAGCAGCAGTGCCTTGGCCCTGTGACGTAAAGACATTAACCACCAGCGTGCCAGTCTGGCGGTTGAAGCTAGTCAGCGTGGCGTAGCTGTTATCGCCAAAGCGGATGAACGCTTGCACCCATGGCGTGTTGTTTGGCGGCGTGAACGGTACGTTCTGATAGCTGACCGGATACGCAGGTGACAGCGCCATCTGCGTTGCAATGCGCCCTTCAATGGCGGCGCGAACGTCGTTGTAGGTGCTGCTCATGATTCCCTCCCGATGCGGTCAGCTTTGACGCGCACAAAGCCTTGGATGTCTTTAGCGATGCCTTGCACCCAGCCTGCCGGCGCCTGCTTGCTGCTGCCATTGGCAAGAGGTTCTGCATACGGCAGGTTGTTGTGCACGCTGTACACGTTGCCGAGCTTTTCTTGCTGGTAGTTCATCTTGCGCAATGGCACGATTAATCCGCCTGGCGGGGATGTTTTCGAGCGATCCGCATTGGAAGGCTCTTGCTGCGGCCCGCCATCGTAAGAGCCTGCTGCATTCTCCCCTACCTGCCAGCTAACGCGAAACCTGCCAGTGTCGACAGGGCTTGCCTGTTTAAGCCTGCTGTCAGTTTCAAGCACCGCAACCCGCAGCAGCTTCTCCATCTGCTGGCTGGCGTAATCACCAATATCACCAACTCGGATCGCGCGCGCCATTATGCCCTCAGGATCAGCTCGTAGGTGATGGCAGTGTTGTCCTGCTCAATCGTACGAACCTCGATCACTTGATGCGTCACGCTGCTAATCAGCACTTCATCGGCCGTAGTAGGTGCGTTGGCAATATCAGCAGCAGCAATCAACAGCCGCTTGTCGCCAGCTTGAATCAAATCATTGACCTCACGCAGGTTGACATCTTCCAGCACGCCACGCACTACGGTGTCGGTCGTGGTTTCGCTAACGGTGCCAGTGCTGGTGTTATAGGCGCCAGTTGTCACGCGGCGGATCGTTGCTTCGCCGCCAAACTTTGCCATCAGCTTGCTGGCAACCTTGCGTAGCGGACTAGCTAATGCCATTAGGCCACCTGCACTGCAGTCAGGATAATGCCAGGGATGGAGGGATGCGCTGGTCCCGATGGCGATGATGGCAATGATTGGATGCTAGCGGCTACATTTGTGGTAGACCAAATTAACTCTAGATAGTCGTTAGCGGCAAGTTTTAAAACGTAATTGACGCAACCAATAACGTGGCCATCAACGCTGCCATGACTTGAAATGATGCTGAACTTACTGTCGCTAGCCGGCACGTCGCCGCTGGCGCCGTTGTCGTTCTTGCGCAGCCAGATATTGATGTCGTGAATCGAGTTGCTTGTGTTCACAAACTGGACAGAGTAAGTGACGCTGTAAACGCCTGCCCTAGAAAAGGTGACTCGTGAGCCAGAGGCAATGCTTATCCCACGGCTATCAGCATCCGTTGAATTAATGCCAATCGAATAGGCAGTGTTAGCAGCCGCTGCAATCTGCTGAGTCGTGTCATAAAACGACCCCCACAACATTTGGTTGCGGACTGTATCAAGACCACTTGTGAACGGATTGAGCTTAAAGGCCATTGCTCAGCTCCGAACAACGGTAAGCAGATTATTGTTGCCATCATAGGTCATTGTCAGCACTGCTACGGTTTTGCCGCTTGTACCGCCACGTTTGTACGTTGCAGTTAGCAAGTTATTTGCGCCGTCGTATGTATTGACAATGCAATCATGCGTAGGGATTTCGAGCCCATCGCGTGCTACCGCATCACCACCACCAGGAAGAACGTAAGCCATCAGAGCCTGTAAGCAACAACAGTGCCGCTGGTCAATGTGATGCTGGTAAACACGCCTTCAAGTTCGGTGCTTGCCTTAAACGGGATGGCGCTGAGTGCGTTGCCAGTCCAATCCATTGCAGCCAAGCTAGCGATCACCGTGTCTTCAAGGGCAACGATTTTGCCGAAGCGGCCGGTATGCGCTGCAGTGTCGTCGATATATTCGGCGCCGGGATACTTGTAACTCATGACCGCTTGATTGCAAAGTTGCCTGGTCCGCTAATTCTAAGCCCGGTCAAGTATCGCTCCATCAGCGGCGGCACCTTGTCAACACCAACAGCGCCGTAACCGAGGTTAGGAGTCACGTCAATGCTGCCAATCTTGACGTTCTTGTAGTCTTCCAACCCGCTTAGCCCAATGCCATCAGGGTTGTTGTTGAGATAAGTGGCCAGCACAACTTGCGCATACTGCACCTGCTGCGGGATTT